TTACTTGATTTCCTGCGAATCGACCGCTCCGAGCTTGCTGACGTCGCACCTCGTGGTGAATCCCGTTTGCGCGTCCATGCGGTGTTCTACCTCGTCCATGTGGTAGTCGCCGTCGACGCCGGGCCGCGCGCCGATGATCATGATCTTGCCGCCGGCCACGGCGCGGGGCTCGCCGTCGAGAGCCACCCAACCTGTGCCGCGCATGCCAAGACTTATCGTCCGGTCGCCATCCGCCTGTTGCTGCGCGACGTCCTTATCGGCCAAGGCGCCAAGCCCGGTAAACATCGCGCTCGCGGCCCAGCCCGGCAGGCCGCCGCCCTTGATCGCGCTTGTCACTTTCTCCCACTTGGCCAAGACCGGATTAAAAAACGTATGCCCGGTGCCGCCCCATTGCGGCCGCGCGTCCTGTGGGCAAATGCGCCATGCGAGCAGGTTCTTGCCCGCCTCCGCTGAAACCTCGAATAGCGGCTCGCCGTCGGCATTGGCGAATGAACCCGCCTTGGTGAGCGTCGCCTGGCTACCGCTGATCTTAAAGCTTCCGCCGACCTCGCCGGCGATGCGCTGGGCAAATGCCATAAAGCTCTCGTTGTTCCCCATCCAAAATTTCCGGGTCAGCTTCGCAAGATCAGGGGACACCTTGATATCGACGCCGGCGAGCTCCCCGGCCTTCTTCATGGCGTCGCCGATCTTGACGTCCTCCTGGCCGTCGCCGAGCGACCATTGCATCGGCGCCTTGGTGTCTTTCTGAAGGTCCGCGCCCATCGCGGAAATCGTAAGCGTCCGGCCGCCCTGCTTTTGGCCGGCGCTCCAAAGATCGGCGGTCTTCCCCTTGAATGCCGTGAAGGAGCCTTCATTAGGCCAGCCCAGCTCGACGGAAATCTCGTCGGGGCCGGCAGGCAGGCGGATGCGGCCCTCGCGGTCATCGAGCTCGAGATGGCATTCGTCCATCCCCCCGAGCTTATCGATAATCGTGAGCGACAAGAGCCGCTCGTTTATTTTCGCGGTCACGTCCTCGCCGCCGACCACGACTTTGACAGACGCCTTTTGCCGGTGCGGGGCGATGCGAAGATCGGCCATTAGATGATCGCGACCCCATTCAGGCGCACCGCGGCGGTTGCATCGCCAGACGCGGCGGCCGCGGTCGCGGCGCCGATCAGCTTGTTGCCCGCGCCAACCGACGTGACATTGAAATTGGTGTTGTCCCAATAAACGTAGTCCCCCACTGCAAAGACTATCGTTGCGGCCTTCGGCAGGGAATAGACACCCACGACCGACACCTCGATCGGGTTGCCGGGGATCGGGCAGTCGTAATTGGCGACGCCAAAGAATTTGTTGAGCAAAACCCCCTGGCCGGACGTGACGCCGAACGCCGACGTAAGGGTCAGGACCTCGCCTTTTTGAATGTAGTTCTTCATTTTCCGTGTTCCTTTTGTCGTGTGTCAATCGTCGCGCTCGAAGTCCGTCGCGGCCTCGGGGAAGCGGTTGCGGAAGGCCAGGCGCGCGGGGAGGCCTTTGTTGGGTGCGACGAGCACGGTCCGCCGCGTGCCGTCGGTTTGCAGAGCCGCTATGCGCTGTTGCAGGTCCCATTGAGCGTTCCGCATCTCGATGTCGCTCTTGTAGGTTATGCTCCGGGAAACTCCGTTAGCGACGTACGAAATCGTCGTGACACCTGCCGCCCGCGCGGCGTTCAATGTCTCAAGTTGCGCGCTAAGTGAAGCGACAGTCTCGGTCATGATCAGGCACCGGGGTTTTGATAGAGCCCGCGATATTCGATGATCGCCGCGCCAAAATCCTCACGAATTTTAAAGCTCATGCCGTCCCTGGCGAACCCTACATCGCTGAACGTTTGCGGGCCGGATTCCCCTTCGAGATACGCATATTCCATACCCTCGATCGCGGCCGGGTCTGCCACGAGATACCATGCGATTTGCGACGCGAGGCGCGGCTCGACCACAAGCGAGAGGAACGAAAACGTGTTGACGTTTTCGATTTGCACGGCTTGGATTTGGGTAAGCTCGCGCTCGGCCAATGTCTCCAAGCTCGGAGGGACAACCAAAAATTTCGGCGTGACCTCGATGGCTTCTCCGGCAAGCCCCGTCTGACGCCGCATGGCCAGGCGGGCATCGGAAAGGCTCTGTTGCGATATCACCGCGCCGGTTGCGGCAAGGTTCCCATGCGCCGCATGAAAGACGGGGTGCGTGTCCGACATCGCCGCGTTGGCTTGCAGCACGTTGACGAGGAACTGAGCCTCGAAGTTAGCCGCCGCGACGCCCATACGTCGGGTCAAATCGTTCAGCGCTCCAAGGTCGTCGTTGATAAACGCTTGCCGCGTCAGGCCGACGATCCGGCCATATGTCCCGAGCCGGTAAGTCTCTTGCTGATCCGTTAAGGGGCTCGAATGGAACTCGCCGCTCTCATTGACCGGTAGCAATGTCGCCGCCGCGCTGAGCTGAATCCTATGAAGCATTCTGAAATCGCGTGCCGTTGTTTGGCGGGCAATCCGCTTCAAGCCGCTTGGAGCCGCGGTGTACGCCTGGCGAAGCGTTCTGTTTATCGCGTCGCTCATGAGCGCGGGCAGATCCGACATGCTGATGAGCGCGCGCTCCATGACCTGCGCTGGGTTGCCGGTCGTCGAGAGCCCGCGCGCCCGCAAGCAATCCTTCGCGATCTCGACAAGCGTAAGTTCCGCGTATGGCCTTGCGGCCTCGCTTGGTGCCGTGCCGCTCATCCGGCAAAAGACCGCCTCGCCTATCGTGCGGACGCGCCACTCCGGATCCGAGCTATCATAGCCCGTCACGGACGCTGTTGCGGTCCTGATGCTATTGGTTGCGGCGCTGCGTGCCTGCATGGCCTCGAAGGCGGCGGCTTGCGCTTCCGCGATCGTCGCGCCGGCGTCAATCTGCAAATCGGTCCAGGTTTGCGGCAAGCCCGCAACCTTCGCGATCCCGCGAATCTCGACGTTGATCGCCGCGCGGTTTTCGGCGTTGGTTTCTTGCGTTTGCGTCTCCATTCGCTGACTCCTGATTACCGCGCCGGGGTCGGCGCCGACGGCAACGATCGATAGCTCGGCCGGGCTCCACTTCGTCGCGGTTCGCACGCGCTTGCCGCCTTCCGTGGAGTCCTTCCACTCCATCACTCGATACCCAACCGAAACTCCGCGGATGTGGCCAGCCTTGATATCGTCCACAATCGCCGCGGCCTTCCGGCGCTTGCTTATTTGGATCGTCGCGCGGCCTTCGTTCCCCACGGTTTTGGCCGCGATGACGGAGCCCAGCACGTCGCCGAGCGCGCCGCGCTTGTGACTATCGAGCACCGGCGCGCCGATGAAAGGAGCCCAGTCCTGTTGCATGTCCAGGCGTTCAAGATACGTGCCCTTATAGTCCTGGCGCTCGACCGGATTGCTGGTAGCGAAAACCACGTCGAGGGTGCGGGCTTCCTCGTTCCAGGATTGCGCGCCAATGGTCGCCGCGCGCGTGAAAAGCGTTGCTACATCGTCCATAATGTTCCTTGCTCCTTACATGCGCGTCTAGCCGACATTTTCCGGCTCCTTCGTTGGGGTCTGCGCGATCGGGGTGAAGTCGATTCCAAGCGCTTTTTCTCTTGCGCGGTCTTGCGCGATTTCGTTGTCCAGTTGCTCGATGTCGATCCCACGCGCGGCAACGCATTCGCGCCGCGAAGTCAGCCCGGCCGAAATCGCCAGCGATTCCGCTTGTGCGTCCTTGAGAGGATCGACCCAGACTCCTTTTGGTGAAATCCACTTGTGTTTGAGTGTTGCTTCGTTCAAAGCCACGTCGGCGATGCGCCCGGAAAGGATCTCGACGGACAGCCACCGGCGATAAACCGGGCGCAAGAACTGATGCGCAAGCACGTTCTCTTGCCATTGCTCGATACGGCGGCGGAATGCGATCAACGCCACGCGGGCGGATGAAAAGTTCACTTCGCCCATGTTCCCGTCGAGAAGGAACGGGGGTATCCCGGCGCCCGCCCCAATCTCGCGAATGATCGCCTTTTGAAACTCGTTGGCCTCCGTTCCTATTTCCGGCGGGTCGCTCCAAGAAACCGACTCGCCGGGGCGCAACCGCTGCATCGTGCCCGGCTCCAGCGAAACCTCGCCTTCGTGCGGGCGCTCGTCGAGCAATGTGCCGTCGGCGTCGGTGATGAAGCCGGCGAGCAGACTCCCAATTCGCTGCCGCATGAGCTGGCCGTCTGTAAGCCCGTCAAGCTCTTGGAGCCGCATCAACACGCTCGCAAGGCGCGACATGCCGCGGCATTGTCCTGCCGCCTCTGGGCGGTATAGATGAACGATATCCTCGATCGGGATGCGCACAGAAACCAAACCGCGCAGCAAGGGCAGGCCGGGTATCCAATCCTTGAAAACATGTGCGGCGACCGGCTTGCCGCCTAAATCCACCTCGATGCCGCTGATGATCAACCCGCCGCCCGGCAGCAGCATGCTCATGGCAGGATTGACTTGTGCGGGGTCAAGCGCCTTCACCTTCAATTCGTCCTGCTCAATCACGAGAAGAAAGAACGCCTCACCGTCCACAAACTCCAGGCGCGCGGCCATGGCTTGCAGGCCCTCGAATGACGTGAGCCCGAAATAATCCGCGCGATTGCACCAGCTGTCCCACGCAGCGAGGATGATCGCATCGAGCGCTTCGTCGCCCGTGTTCGGGACCGGGCGACAGCCACTGCCAACAGCCTCTGAGACCCACACGTCGGCGGCGCTCGTGGCGAGCGGCATATTCGCTGCCGCATAACGCGCCGACCGCGCGACCTGCTCGCGGCTGGCAAGCTGCGCGCTTTGCAAGTTCGGGATAGCGCCGCTGCCGCGGAATCGCCGGCCGCCGCCGCCGGCCTCGAAGCCGGATACGCCGGTATAGCCGCGCGTCGCGATCGGCTTTCGCTTGAAAATGGCGCGGGCGCGGTCGAGAATGCCCATCAGTCGGCCCCTGCCATGCGCCGCTCAGCGACGGCCGCCAGCTGACCATCGGCGCGGCAAAACCATTCGGTTGCATTAACCCACGTCCCGGCCTTGATTGCCGCCAATTTCTCGAATGAGATTTTGCCGCCGTCAACGCGGCGGTCGAAGAGCCCGGTTATGATCGTGTGATCATCGCACCCGAACAGGACGAAGCGGCGGTCGGCGTCACGCGACCACCAAATCGGATTCGCGGACCATATGTCGCGCCTGATTTCCTCCCGCCGCTGTTGGTGCATCTTGAACATGCGACCTCCAAACTTCGCGCGCGCGCTTGGCGTTTTCAGCGCATCGTATTTCTTCGTTACCTCGGCACGCCTTTCGTCCCGTTCGGCTTCGCTCATGGGATCGCCAAAAAGCAGATTGGTCACTTCTTTGACGAGCGTTTTGCGCCCCGCCAGGCCGAAGTGTTTGTCGAACGCGATGAACACGAGCATGGCGAGCGCGTCGAGGTAGTGGAATCGCCGCGGAGCCCGGCCACGGCGTATTTTGTCGGAAATCAGAAACATTCCGAAGCGTGTGACAGCCGCGACGAGCTGACCCTCGTTGACCCCGAACGCCTCGGCAATTTCCCGCTGGGTGAAGGTTTCCCTCACCAGAGCCTCGACCTGCGGCGGCCGAACAAATCCTGACATGTGGGCGCTCCTGCTTCACGTTGAACCGGAAAACAAGACAAAACAGGAAAGGCGCGCGCCAGTCAAGTCGGGGAATTTGATAAGCTGTTGATATTGCAGGTTCGCCAATTGGCGGATTTGTCAACCACTGGCGGGTTTATTTTCACTTATCGCTTGCAATTGGGGGCCGCATCTTTCTCAAAATGGAGCCAGTTGAGCCGGGCAGGCGGATTGAACCCATCGCGGCGGCTCTAAGAATATGCACCGACGTCGTACACGACGAGGATCGATTTTTATTTAATGACTGAGAGAGTTAATTCGTCGAGGTCCACTTCTTGGCAGCGGCGAGTCGCGCTGCGGCCTTTGCTGCGCGTTGTTCCGGGGTGCTTGTGCAGAATGCCGAGATACCGCATCCAATAAGCCAAAAGACGACAAGAAAAACAGCTTGGCCGAGAGCCGCGTGCGGGTAGTTATATGAATCGATTTGAAGGCCGCCCATGATCGCGATAAGGATCAAGAGCAATAGATAGGCTACGGTGAACTTAAACATTTTCATTTTTCCCTTTTGTGGGGGCTACCACGTTTGCACGTTTCATCATCGGCGGCCATGGTTCAGTAGCGCGGGCGGCTGTGTCCGGCCATGGCCGCCTCGCGCAGTTTTTCCAAATTAGGATCGCTCAACCCAGGAATGGCGATCAGCTATTTTTTGTTAAGCGCGTCAAACGCGGCCACAAACTTCGTGGCTTCCTTCACGTAGCCTTGCCAGTTCGGAATCCTCTTTGGTCCAAACTCAAACGCAGTCCCTACCCGCGTTGTCTCGTTCTGATGGGTCAGATGTTCAGCGTCCGGGTCTTCGCCTTCCGCTTGACATATGGACCGCGCGACACGTTCGATCCTCGGATCACTTTCGCTCATTTCAGAAAACCTCGCGCCTTGAGTCCTTCGACAAGAATCTGTTGAATGAGCCAAGACCTTGACCGGTCTTCGGCCTTCGCAGCCTTGTCGAGCGCGAGCATGATGGACCGCTCAAGCCTGATCGTAGTAACCGCTTCCGCCTTTGCTTTTACCATTGCAGTCCCTTTGCATATTTCCGCTTGCTTATTTTTGGATACAAGCGTAATGCTTATAGCACGCCTGACCTTTCGTCAAGCGAAAATGGAGACAACACACATGGCAAAGCAATTATCTAAAGTCAGAATTCCGTCGCTGCGGGTCGCCGACCAGATCGACGTCAGCGACATGTGCTCGGCGCTCGGCGCGGCGCAATACCGCTTTCGGGCGCTCATGCGCGAGCTGGAGCGTGAATTCGATGAAAAGGCTTCCGAGCTGCGCGATGCGTACTTAATCGAATGCGCCGCGGTTCAAGGAGATTGAGGCGATGACGCCAGCGCAAGCCTTGTACATGGTGGGATTGATCCTCCCGCCGAAGGCAGTGGCGGCGTAGGAGGAGCAATGACAATGACGACCAAACCGAAGACACGCAAGGCAACACCGATTATGAACGTCGAGACGCTGGAGCTTGCGCCCAGGTCGGACGCTCTTTTAGTAGACGGTCAACTCGTCGAGCTTGCGCCTGGCGAAGCGTTATCGATGATCCACGGGACCGGCGTCAACCCCAAACTGATCGCGCTCGCCGCGAAAATCGATAAGGCGAACGCGCTCGCGGAGAAACGCGGCACGCGCGCCGCTGTTTTTAAGCTGGAAGACAGCCTTGCAGCAATTGCCTGCACGAACCTGGAGGAAATGAAGCTGAAGGTCCGCTACGTGGACGCCGATTGCATCATGGATTGGAGTGAGCAGATCGGAAAGCTGCCCGCGTCGATCATCCGCGACCTTTTGGCGCTCAACCGCAAGCAAAAGGCTTCAGCGTAGAAAGGCAGCCACCATGCTCGCCGCGCTTGATCGCCACTTCAACCCGATCAACGCATAAAATGAAATGGGAAAGGGGCGGCCTCCGGGCCGCCTTTTTCTTGAGCGCGCGCCACGTCTCGCGTATCATGCGCCGCGAAACAAGGAGCGAAAATCATGGCCGAAGTTACCACGGCTTTAAAGGTCACCGCGACCGCCGACAACACCTTGCAAAAAACCTTCCGAGACGTCGCGGCCCAGGTCGAGACGATGTCGGCGCGCGTGTCGCGATCGCAGCGAACCATGGTCGCCGAGCACAAGGCCGCGGCCAGCGCCTTCGTCCAGTCGGCCCAAATGGTCCAGGGCACCCTTGGCAAGATCGGGGGCGCCTTCGGGGTTGGCCTCGGCATTGGCGCAATCGTCGAGGCCGGCAAGAAAGCCGTGACCGTGTTTGCGACCGTAGACGAGCAAGCCCGCGCCCTCGCGGTTCAGACCAAGCGTACGGAAGAGGAAATCGCCGGGTTTTACGAGCGTGTCAAACAGGTAGCCGGTGCCGCGGCGATCGACGCCGACACGCTGCGCAATAGTTTCGACGACCTCGCGCGCGCAATCGGCCCGGAAGCCGCCGCCGCCGCGCTCCCCCGGCTCGCGATGGCCGCCAAAGCCATGAAAGCCCCGATCGCCGACGTTGTCGGCCTCATGGAACAGATGAACGATAACCTTGGCGTTTCCGCCGACAAGGCCCCGGCGGTTTTCGACATGATCCAAAAGGGGACCGAGGGAACGCGCACAACCGCCGGCGGCGCGACGAAAGGGCTGGCCGATCTATCCCTGCAAATGCGCGGGCTCGGCGAATCAGGCGAAAAGGGCCTCCGAAGCACGCTCGGGCTTCTGGTCGCCATCGGCAAGCACGCGCCCTCGACGGAGGCGGCGGTGGCCAGCCTTCAATCCCTCATGAACAAGGTAGGCACGCGGAAGACCGACGAGAGCCTGGAGAAGCTCGGCCGCGTCCCCATGAGGGCCGCGCTCGACGAGGCCAAGCGCAAGCACCAGGACGAGTTTTTGGTCTTTCTCAACGAGGTCGACAAGGCGCTTACAAACATGGCGACGGAAGCGGGCACCCCGGTCGCGTCGAAAATGCAATATCTGCAAAGGCTGATTAAATCGCCGGAAGATCGCCAAGCCATCCAGTCGATTTTAGAAGGCAAGGCGGAATGGCGTGCGATTCGCGACCGAGAGCCCGCGCTCGAAGCCGGCGCGACGGATAAAGCCTTCAGGACGATGAAACCAGGCGCCGCGTCGTTTTTGACGAAACTTGGCAATGCCTGGAATGAAGCGTTCGAATGGGGCGGCCGGAATATTTGGGGGACAGCCACGCACAAATTGACGGATGCCGAAAAGCGGCCAGACCTTGCCGCAAAGGGCCTACTCCCGGCACCCGGCGAACGCGGCCACCGCGCGCTCATGGGCCGCGGCAAGGGGGCTACTTTCGGTGATATCTCCGGCAATCTCAGCGACATCGGATGGATGACGCCCGGCATGCAAGGCTCCAGGCCTTTGATCCCTAGCGAGCCTGGCTCGACGACCGAGCGCACCGCGCGCGAGCAGCTCGAGGCCATCCGGCGGCTGGAGAGGGCTTCGCTCTTTGGCGGTGCCCTTGGCGGCACGGCGGCGGCCTCCACGCCAAGCGGCCGCGCCGGCGGTGGTACAGGCGGCGGCGAGGCGCCCAGCGGCGCCAGCCGCACCCCAGGATCGCGCCAAGGCGGCCCGGGTGGCGGCAAGCCGCTGGTCAGCGGCGCAACGCCAAGCGGCGGCGGCGGCTACGAGGCAAGCCCGAAAATTACCAGCGCTCAAGCTCTGAAAAACCGAAAGGAAACTTGGGATTTTTTGAAGGGCAAGGGCCTTTCAGATGATGCGGCGGCCGGGATCATCGGAAGCGAACAAGGGGAGAGCAACTTCAACCCCATGGCGAAAGTCCGCACCGCGCGCGAGCATTCGACAGGGAGCTTCCAATGGGATCGAAACCGTCAGGCAGCTATCAAGGCGGCCACAGGGATCGACGTTGAAACCGCGAGCCATGCCGATCAACTGAAGGCGATGTGGTGGGAGACGCACCACGGCGATAAGGGCGCGCAAGCGGCCATGAGGGTTGCGGAAACCCCCGGATCAACCATGGGTCAGGTTAACGCGGCATGGGTGCATCACTTCGAGCGCTCTCTCAACCAGCCGGCGGATATCGCCAAACGGGGGAAGTTCGCAACCCGTGCACGGCAGGACCTCGGAAGCCATGCGCCGCCACCCATCGCCGCCGCGCATCCGCAGCACACAAGCCAGCTCGAAGACTTCCGCCGCCAAGCCGCAGAGCCGGTGCGCGTCAAGGTGAAATACGACTATGAAGACGTGCGCGGCATTCGCGATCGCGGCGAGGCCCAGGGGCGGCGCGTGTTCAATCGCGAAGCGAAGCGGTCGCGATACTTGTCATTCTCAGATGTTGGCGTGGTTTAAGGCACGCGCGGCCAGGCGCACGCATACGCCCCCTGATTTTTTCAGCTTGTCGGTATAATGTGCCAGGTCCGCGCCGGCCTCGGTGTCGGAGCGGTGATGACAGATAGTGGTTCCGGCATTGTTATTCTCCTTTTCCTATTGGCACCGTCATGACGAATTTATGATCACTTTTCTTTGCACGCTAGCATTGACATGATGCAGTCACCCAGGTGATCGCCAAGCCTCTTTCATCCCTCGAAGTCCATCCCCTACTTTCTCCCTCCTCGACCATTCCACACATGCCGTCAAAGGCCATCCAGCCATTTCGACCTAATGATATTCGGCCGCGGCGCGCTTGCCGGGTTCAGGCGCAACGCTTGCTCGCGAGCGTCGAGCGCGATCGCACAGCCTTCCCTCGCCGCGATGCACATTACCAAACAATCGAGCGTCTCGGCCCGGCGTCCCGGTATGCGCTCGAACCTCGGCTCCGGCCGCCCGCGCAGATATTTGATCACGCGCCGCTCGCTTGCGAGCTGTTCAAAGTACTCAGGCCCGAGAGCATTGGAAAACCGGATCATCTTCCCGCGTTGAAGTTTGGCAAACAATACTGATTTTATACTATCTACCCCGATTATATACAATCGCTGCGACAGACGCCCCTTAAGCGCCGCGCTCTGCTTGAATGCCGGCCGGGCAAAACCGGCGGCGCCCTTCGTCGCGAATATCCGGCGATTCCAGCGGGGCGTGCAGAATTTGAGAACGCGGTCATAGGCGCCCCCGTCCCCGGCATCGACCGCCGACGCGTCAACGCCGATCGTCCCGCCCAAAGGATGCGGCCAGCGTTGCTTGAGCACATCGTCAAGATCAATCCAAATCTGATCGGCCGCCGTGGGGCCGTAAAGCACAGCATGCGCCAGCACGTAGCAAGTTCCGTCCCGCGCGAAGCCCGCGAAGGAAATTTCTATGCGGTCGTCCTGCACGTCGCAGCCGGCCGTGATGACGAGCACCTCGGGCGGGATCGCGTCTAGCCCAAACGGTTCAACGCGGTCCGCAAGCGCCGTGTCGTCGAGGTCCTCGCCCGCCGCGCGCCAACCTTGCGCCAGCACGGTGTTGACAAAGGGCTGAAGCGTTTCCGGATTATCCTTCGCGCGCAGGAACTCGGCCGCCAAAACGCCCCAGCGCGCGTTGTGCAACAGGCTCACAAGGCTGTTCAGGCGGAATCCGGCATGATTGGCAACCTCCGGCGCCGTCGCCCGCCAGCGGCCTTGCGTGACCATCGCCAGCTTGCGGGTTTCCTCAACGAGGGCCGCGCAATGTGGACACCTGAACGCGGCGCCCTCCGGCTCGCCCGGCGGCCACTCGATATGCTGCCACATGATTTCTGTGAAGGCCCCGCATTCGGGGCAAGGGCACTCAAAAACCCGCATGTCGCTCGCCGCATAGGCGCGCAGCACGTGGCTTGTGTCCTCCAAGAGCGGCGTCGAGCCCACGATAATCTTGCGATCCGCAAACGTGAGCGTCCGCTTCTCGGCCAACGCCAGCGGGTTGCCCTCGGCCGAGGCTTCCATGGCGTCCGCTTCGTCAATAAGCAAGATTTTCGCGGTGTGGCGGCGGAGGTTGCGCGGCGCCTGCGCGGCAACGATTTTGAGCGAGCCGCCGGGAAACTTACGGCTCAGGATCGTGTTTCGCGTCTTGCCCCGTTGCCCGACCCGCTCCTCGGTCAAGACGCCCGCAAGCCCGCTCGCCGCGAACAACGGCTCAAGATCGCTCGTGACATAATCCCTGCAATCGCTCTCGACGGGAAGCAACACCAAAACGGCCTGCGGATCGTTGGACGTCCAGTTTGCCAAGGCGGCCGTCAGCAATGACGTGAAACCGATCCGGGCGGCCTTGACGAGCACGACGCGCTCGACGTGCGGGTCCCCGATCGCGTTCGCTATAGCCGCCTGGTACGGCCACAGCTTCATCCGGCCGGGCATGGCCGACAGCCCTTCGGGGAGCCGCACGTTCGATTCGATCCACTCGGCCAGCGGGATTTCCGGCGGCACCCGAAGCTGCGCCAGCGTCGCCCGGACAAGCCGGGAAGCCTTGTCGCTTAACGGTTCCATCGGGGAAATATAGCACATCGCCGGCAATGTCGTTTCGATGGACCAACGGCTCACGAACCATCCGAGAATCTCGACCGGTCCACTATGTCTCGGTCTGTTTTCGCAGGAACGCCGTTGCGCGTCTTACGACATCGAGTAAATCGACATCGTGGTCTCTATCAAACGTCACCCCGCCATCAGGATCACCCCAACGGGACAAGTCCCACACCGCCTCGCCCCACTTGCCAGGGGGACGAGAAATTGCCTCGGCATCCGTCAGTCTCGGGCTATCGCGGCGGCCAGCGGTTACGTGCTTGAATGCAAGTGCCACGTCCTCGACCGTCGCAAAATCAGACGACTCTTTTCGAAACATCTGCCCCAAGGTTCGTGGATTCCCAAGACGGTCAATCGCATGGAAGACTGCTACGCACGCGAGAAACGTATGCCGCACTGAAGTTCGGTTGTTCTCTAGATCAATAATTGTTGGATCAACGATTTCGTCGAGATAGCGAGTTAGAACGTCGCGGCCTTTTTTCATCGTCTCTTTGCGTTCAGTCACTTCAAATTCCTTTGTGTGTGTCACAAAATTTCGATCCGAGGTTCCGAGTTTCCGCACTTTCCGCAGGTCCATTCAGAGCGAACGATTGTCTTTCCGCCGGGCGCGGGTCCGGTGTAAGCAGATGTCTTTCTCATTCCGCGCTCGCCGCAAAACTCGCAAACGTCCGGCGGGCGTTTTTCGAGCGCAGCTTCGAGAGCGGAAATGCGCGCTTCCAAGGTCGCTATTCGCTTCAAACGCGCGAACAGGCTCTTCACCCCTGCAACCGCGCGCGTCCCAATGCTAAGTTCAACCGAGGGTGTCACGGACTGCGCCCACTCACTTCCTGCCGCCTTGAGCCTTGAGCCATTCTACGATTGCCTTTTCAGTGACCCAGCTACGCGGCGCACCTGGCTTCAAATGCCGTCGGTTGATATTTACCGCGAGCGCGTAGCCGTGCGGGTCGCCGTCGGCATACGTGATCCGGCTCTACGCCGGCCTTCTCGCGCGCGGCAAGCCGGTTGCGGCCGTCGAGAATCGCACCTTGGTTGGAAACGGTACCCCCTAGAAAAAACTTGCGTAGAGTGACATTCCGGGCGTTGCAACCCCGCGCAGCCTTGGCTTTGGGGAGTACCTTTTGCCCAAAGGAAGGCCGCTATAGCTTGGGCCGCCATTACTTGGGCCAGGCTCAGCGCCCCGTGCCTGGTCAGCGCGCCGAGCTCCCCGGGCAACGCCAAGCGGGCGCGATAGGACCGGCCCTGGTTAGCCTTGAACCATGCCGCATCATCACGTTGCTGGGCCGCCGAGTTGAAATCATCGAGAGGGGCTGGATCTTTCATTGGCTGGTTTCCTTACGCACGCGGCCGGCTGGGCCGACGGTCATGATCTAGCCTTTCGCGCCGCGGCTTCGGACGCCTCGCGCTTTCTGGCGGCCTCGGCCAGCCGATCGGCGCCGGAACGCGCGAGAGCTTTCTCGGTGAGACGATGCTCTTTGCGCTTGTGCTTCGATGATGCGTGCTTCGATGTTTCACCCATTTTCGATCCCCCTTTCCTATCACTCAATAGTTACGCTTTCCGCCTGTGCGAACGCATGCGAACGCATTCAAGTGTTACCGACGTCCTGTATGTGCGCGCGCGTGCGCACCTTGAAAATATGTCCTGGGGAGACGGTGATAAAGGGGCGATCCGCTCGCATCCGCTCGCACGCTCAATCATCGCGATAAAAACTCGACTGTTCAGACTGCGCCTGTTCGACTTTAACGACGTGGATTCCGCTGTAGCCGCGCACATTGGAGTGGCCGATTGCCTTCCGCTTGATGCCCGCCCGGGCCTGAAGCTTATTGCCGAACGCCTTGGCGCTTCCGACATTCTCGCGCATGAGTTCCGCCCATTCTTTCCAGGACTTGAAAAGCTCGGCCGCCGTGTCCTCGTAGCTCGCCTTCAATTCGCACCGTTCAGCGATCCATGTGGCCATCGCGTCTTCGCTTTCGAGATAGTCGTCGGTCGCCGTAATGACAGCTTGCGGCGGATTGAGCCGGCCCTCCTCTTGCCAGAGAAGGCAGCCGTCGATCATCCAAGTGAGAATTCCAGGCCACTCGGCTTTCAACTTTTCCGCAAGAGACGGGTCGCGGTCCGCCTTCGGGATCGTCACATTGAACGGGATCAAGTTGAGCCGGCGGCGCATCGCTTCATCGACGCTTTGCAATCCGGGTTTATGGTTTCCCGTGATGGCAAGTTTGAAGGCCGGGACATAGTCGAAATAATCCTGGCGCATGAATTGCGCGGTGATCTTGTCGCCGCCGGTCAAAGCCTTGAGTTTGGCTTCTGCCCACTTGGCGCCCTCTTCGGTTTCATGAGCGGTCACGAGTCGAGCGCCCATGAGCCCGGCCAAATCGGTCGAGTGTCTGGAGAAGCCGGTTGCCGTGAAAGTGTCGATCGGCGCGACGCGGTGATATTCGCCAAGAATTCCGGCGATCGTCGAGACAAGCACGCTCTTGCCGTTGGCACCCGCGCCATGAAAGAACAGCATGGCGTGCTCTGTCGTAAGGCCGGTCAAGATGTAACCAAAGAACTTTTGCAAATAGTTGATCAGGTCATGGTCTTTGGCAAAAATGGTATTCAGAAATTCAAAGAACATCGGGCAACCTTCGGCGCCAGGGCCGCAACCGGCAATTTTCATGATGTAGTCTTGCGGTCGATGTTCGCGCAGATTGCCGGTGATCAGTTCGACGGTCCCGGCTGGCGTATTGAATAGCCACGGGTCCGCGTCCCATTGATCCGTGGTGGCGGCGAGGCGGCGGTCCGAACGCGCCATCAGTTCAATTGCTGCGACGGTTCGCGCTCTCAAGCCACCTAAAGAATGCCCGTGACAAATCTTTCGTGCGAGGTCGAACGCGGCCAGCGTTTTCTCGACCTGCCATCTTTCGGCAGTCCATTTGAGCCACTTGCCCCAAAAAGAGACAAAGCGAAGCTCGTCACAGTGACGGCCGGCAAAGTCGAGCGCGAGAGCGTCTTCGGAAGGAACTGCGGGTCGTTTCTTGCGCCGCTTGCGCGCGCCTGACGTCGGAAGCTCCTCGGGCTCAAGCTCGCCCTCGCGCTCGTTTGGCACCCATGGCCGCGCATCGTTATCTATGAGGGCGTGAAGCTGTTCGACCGTTCCGCCGGCGCGTTCCCAGTCGATAACGTCGCCCTTCGGCCCGAGCCCGGGCAGGGCGAGAGCCCGAACGCTCGCCCCGGCTTCCTTGAGGGACACAGCGACCGCGTCGAGATAAACCAGGCCGTCAGGATCATTGTCTGGCAGGACGACGACATCGGCGCCGCGCAGAGTGGCGGCGTAAAGATCGCCCCTCCAATTCTTCGCGCCCATTGGGCTGCATGTCGCCGGGATGTTCCAGCTCCAAAGCAAATCGGCCTTGGCCTCCCCCTCGACGAGGAAGACAGTGCGGCCATAGGCTAAAGCCTCGATCAGCTCCGGCAAGCGATAGAGAACGCGCCGGGCGTCGCCGAGGTTGTAAATCCATTCGCCTGGCCGTTCAGGATCGGGGCGGCGCAGGGGAAAATCTTTTTTGCGTTTGCCGCCCTTGCCGGTGACATAGGAACCATCGGTATTCTGATACTCGACGCGCTCGACCTGATAGACGACAGTGCCGTGCGCGTCGTGATAATCGAAACGTGCGACGACGATTCGCTTGGCGCTTGGTTGTGCCGGTTTCGCATCAAGCCTCTTCGCCGTCGGCCTCCCGGCAAGCGTCGCGACCGCATCTTCAAAACCTACACCATCGAGATGGCGCACGAGCGCGATGACGTCGCCGCCGTGCTGGCATACACGGCAATTCCAAAGCTGCTTCTTGACATTGATCGAGAACCGATCCGTCCCGCCGCATGCTGGGCATGGTCCGGAGCGTTCATTCCCGCCACGTAACTTGATCCCGCGACGGGCGGCCTCGTCTTCGATGCGGACCGCCCGCGCTTCTTCTAACCGATGATCCGGCGCGGCGGCGGCGTCCACGGCACGGCGCGTTTGAATGAGCGCCTCAAGCTCTATGCAGACGGCGCAACCGTCGCCCTCTTCGACCACGGCGAGCACGACTTCCGCTACGTCCTTCTCCCACGGCGCGACGGGCTCATCTTCGAGGGCTTGGCGATACAGGGCGCCGTAGTGGGCGTCCAAGTGGACTTCCTCTATTCGCGGAGTGGTCCATTCAAGCCCGCTCAT